GTCGCGGCACTGTAATCTCCACTTACGAAGAACTCTCCGATCTTGAGGTTTCTGAAACGAAGGTCCCAGTCATCGTCATCGATAGGCTGCCCGGCATACTCGAACGGGCGCGATTGACGCAAGGCATGATGCATCATCTTTTGAAGCTCCAAGGCACGATAGTACAGGTAGGGGTCTCCTTTTGTAATGACTCTGACCTTCAGGGGTTCGAAAATAGAAACTGGCTCAGCTGGTGGACGGTAAATACTGTCCTCCAAACGACGCAAAATTTCTTTGTCGACCTCCTCTTGGAAAGAGGCATAAGCAGACTCCCCTACCACCGGTACGTGGCCCTTTAGAGCCGACTGACATTGAGACGTGTGGACGTGAGGTATCCAACACCGATTATCTGAGATAATGTCAGCCTGATGCATGTCAGCGAAGTTCTCGGCGGCTTCCTCAAGCCGTTCGGCCGTGATCGGGTCGCTCTTCCTTGAAACGGGCATGCCCGTGAAGAACGCCCAAGCCGAGTTCTGATTTAGAACACCGTAGGCTCCGCCCATCTTCCTGCTCCCTCCGAAGCACGCATTGACGCTTGGATCAAGCTCCCGTTGGTGATTTTTGATGTCACCGAAGACATGATCACAGATCTCGTCGATCTTGCGGTGGACCTGCTCCCGGATGAGAGGATCTGCGTGATAGTCATGGCGAACTCCGAGTGTTTTCGCATGTTTGACCATCGTGGCGTGCTCAAATTCTGTCGGAACCTTTGGCATTAGGTTCTTGGACATCAGCACGTCATACGCCCGAAGCAGATTGTACTCAGACCTGACTCGCATGAGGCGCTTCAACGTATGCTTAACCCAGCCACCCGCGAGAACCCCCTTCCCAAGGGGTCCGCACGGTTGGACGAATTCGCAGTCGTCGGCGCATCCTGCCTGTGTGGCAAAGACACACACAAGTTGCTCTTTCAGGTACTTGACTACATTTACGGGACTTTGGATATATCTGTGAGCTATATCAAGAGTGAAGTCATGGGCAGGCGATTGTAGGAAGTCCACATCGCGACCTTTATAACTGACTTTACAGCGGGACACTAAAGAAAGGTAGAGTGCACGCCACACCTTCGCCGCCCAAACGGAAGCGGCCCAAAGGCACTCAAAGGGGATTTCGGTTTCCAGTGGAGTCAATCTCGCACCAAGCCGCTTCCGTTCCTCGACAGCTCGATGTCGAAGAATGAGGAGGGCAAGGGGCGATTTTGAAATCGCTGGGTCCCCGGAACAAGTTAACGGTTCTCGCAAACCGGACTCTTCGTCCCTGGCTGCCAAAGCCAGTGGTGAATTGGACGGAATGAGGGCACTGAAGACGTGTTCAACCAAGCAGTTTTCTTCAGTAGGTGATACTACAGAGGACATGGAAAATGAATTTTGC